AGAAGTTTGACGGAGAGCAACGGCAAGATGGTTAAGTCTTGGGTTGGCCTCAGTTATCGAGACGTAATGGGAATCTTTGAATACTGGCAGTCAAACAGCGATATCTCGCTTGGCGAGTTCAATACGTTGGAAATTTGTGAACTCTTTGAATTAGTCGAAGCCAAGTTGAAGGAGAAGAACACATGAAAGCACTCTGGGAAATAGAAACTGATATTAACGAGCGTTACAAGGACGGTGACGATTGGGTGTACGCGAAGGGTAAGAAAGCTGAGATTGAGTTAATCAAACTCTTGTTTGAAAAGTGTCAGTACCTAAGAAAACTGAACCTCGATCAAGCAGAGCAACTGAAAGTTCTTGATAAGTGGGAAGCATACGGTGACGCAGAGCTTGAGCTAAAGCGAGTACAACGTGCGTTTGGAGAGATGACTAAACACTTTGCTAAGTTTGAGGAAGCAAAACAACTGAAAGAAGATGCCATGCGACAACTCAGTAATGCCGAACAGTACATGCACGAGATGGCAGATAAAATTGCGAAGGGGGAGAAGAACACCTAAATGAAATTACTTGTTGACGGTGACATCGTTGCTTACACGGCGGCGGCTTCAGCAGAGACCCCAATCAACTGGGGCGGTGGACTTTGGACACTACACTGCACAGAGCAAGAGGTCATCGAAAAAGTCGAGCAACAGATCGACAAGATCACAGACAGGGACGCTTTCGGTAAGATTCAAGTTGCACTCAGTGACACAGAAAACTTTCGCAAGCGTGTAGATGCACAATACAAAGCAAACCGCAAAGACATTCGTAAACCGATGTTGTTGCAGTTCGCTAAAGACTATCTCGCTGAAACCTATGATGGGTTAGTGATACCTGAATTCGAAGCCGACGACGTTCTTGGTATTGAGTGTTCAGCAGGGAACGCCGTCATCTGGTCTACCGATAAGGACCTCAAGACGGTCCAAGGTAAACACCTCGTCGAAGGTGAGATCATTGAGATTAGTGAAGACGAAGCCGACTACTGGTTTTTCTATCAAACACTTGTGGGTGATTTGACAGATAACTACCAAGGCTGTCCTAAGGTGGGTCCTAAAACTGCGGAAAAAATTCTGGAGAAGGAGGCTACGTGGGACGCCGTCGTAGCGGCTTACATCAAAGCAGGGTTGAGTGAACAGGTGGCGTTACAGAACGCACGGCTTGCTCGTATTCTGAGACATTACGATTACGTAAACGGAGAGATTATATTATGGACGCCGCAGAGTACCGACAACGGATGCTAATGGCTGACCTCATGGCTAACGTCGATTGTGAAGAGGACGAGCAGGTTGTGAACAATCCTGAACACTATGCTCAGTACGACATCGAGCCGAAGGATTTCATCATAAGAAATGGCTTTGAGTTTTGGCGAGGAAACATCGTCAAGTATGCCTGTCGCGCAGGATCAAAGCAGTACGACGGACTTGACGACCGGCAAAGCGAAATCCGTGACCTAAAAAAATCTATCCGTTACGCAGAAATGCGAATCAATCAACTAAACGGAAATTACAACCTATGAGGGCAACACGATGTGGATGCTATTCGTCATTGTCTTAGAAGCAGACCAATACCTTGTGGCCCCGCGTGGGCCGTATTCCACTATGGAAGTTTGCTTCGAGGCTCGTGACAGGACTCTTAGTGACTTCCCAGAGCCAAAAATAAACTACGAAGCGGTATGTGTCCGTACGAATAAAATTAAGGGAGCATGAATTTTTCATGACCGAATTTCTTGGAATAAAAATTGATCTATCACGGAACGAGGGTTTTACAGAGCAAGCACTAAAGCTCGTCAAAGAATACTACTGTCGTCCTGATGAAGACCCACAACATGCATTGGCCCGCGCCGCTGTCGCCTACTCTTACGGTGACAAGGCTTTTGCACAGCGTATTTATGATTACGCCTCGAAGCGGTGGTTTATGTTTGCAAGCCCTATTCTCAGTAATGCGCCATTACCTAATGAGAAACCAAAGGGCTTACCTATCTCATGCTTCCTTACGTATATCGGGGACAACCTCGATTCTTTAATTGAGCATAACTCAGAGGTGGCTTGGTTATCTGTAAAGGGAGGCGGTGTTGGTGGACACTGGTCCGACGTCCGTGCGGTGTCTGAAAAAGCCCCAAGCCCTATTCCCTTTATGAAGGTAGTAGACAGTCAGATGACTGCATACAAGCAGGGCAAAACACGCAAGGGATCGTACGCCGCTTACATGGATGTAAGTCACCCCGACATCGTCGAGTTCATCAATATCAAGGTCCCTACAGGCGGTGACTCAAACCGCAAATGTTTCAACTTATTCAACGCGGTTAACGTCACAGATGCGTTCATGACCGCAGTAGAGGAAAACAATGATTGGGAACTCAAAGACCCTCATGACGGAAGCGTTCGAGACACACTCAAAGCTCGAGACCTTTGGCAAAGAATACTGCAAGCTCGTTTCCGAACAGGCTCGCCTTATATCAATTTCATCGACACAGCCAATCGCAGTCTTAACCCTGCTCAACAAGAGCTTGGACTCCGTATTCATGGGTCTAACTTATGCAACGAGATACACCTCGTTACTGACGAAGAACGTACAGCAGTTTGCTGTCTCTCCTCAGTCAACCTCGAAACCTATGAAGAGTGGAAAGACACCGACATGGTCAAAGACTTGGTCAGACTCCTCGACAACGTCCTCTCATTCTTCATCGAACACGCACCCTCAGAGTTGGCTAAAGCTGTTTACTCTGCCCAACGGGAGCGTTCTATCGGACTAGGAGCTATGGGGTTCCATGGTTACCTACAGTCACAAAACCTTGCGTGGGATTCGCTCGTGGCACGGTGGCGTAATGAGAGCATGTTTAAGCAGATCAAGGAGCAAGCGACACAGGCAAGCCGCGAGTTAGCGCAGGAGTTTGGTGAACCAGAGGACCTAAAAGGCACTGGGATGCGTAATGCTCACCTGTTAGCGATTGCACCCAATGCCAACAGTTCGATTATCTGTGGATGCACACCGTCGATTGAACCGTTGAAGTCAAATGCTTTCACACACAGAACCCGCGCCGGCGCGCACCTTGTAAAGAACAAATACTTGGAGGCTCGTCTTGAAGAAATCGGATACAACACGCCCGATGTGTGGAAGCACATCATTGCAAATGAAGGCTCAGTGCAGTCTTTGGAGTTCCTCAGTCAAGACGATAAAGAGGTCTTCAAGACAGCGTTTGAAATTGACCAAGGTTTCGTCGTTGACCATGCGGCAGATCGGCAACCGTTTGTCTGTCAGGGTCAATCGGTCAACCTCTTTTTCCCATCGGGATCACCGGCGAGTTACGTCAATTCAATACACATTAGGGCCTATAAGAAAGGTCTCAAAGGCGTTTACTACCTTCGCACTTCTAATGGATACGAAGCAGACAAGGTGGGTCTCAACGTGGAACGTGTTGCTTTACAGGACGCGGACGAGTGCCTGAGTTGCCATGGGTAACAGGTTACTTATGGTCCTCGAAGCTATCACTTGTTTATTCATTATCAGTAACGCCATAGCCAACCACGGTTGGGGACTGTTAGGCGTTTAAGGACAACGATGACAACTAGAAAAACACCGGCAAAGAAAGAACCGGAAGGTAGTCCACACGACTACAACACGACAGCAATCGTTGCGGCGATTCTGATTCACAAGGGGACACCCATACGTTCAGCGTTAGAAACAGCAACTTGGATTGTGGAGTCTCTCAAAAATGAGTCTATTGGAACAAAGTAAAGTCTATAAACCCTTCAAGTATCCTTGGGCAGTACAGTACGCCATCGATCACGAGAAGATTCACTGGGGTGAATGGGAAGCCAAGCTACAAGAGGACGTCGTCCAGTGGCAGTCAGGTAAGCTCACCCCCCAAGAAAAGAATCACATCACTCAGATTCTTCGCTTGTTTACGCAGTCCGACGTCGCTGTCGGCACAAACTATCTTGAATACTACATTCCCAAATTCAAGAACAACGAAGTACGGGCCATGCTGTCCTCGTTCGTCAACCGTGAGTTTGTACACCAACGTGCGTACGCACTCCTCAACGACACCCTCGGGCTACCAG